GAGTGGTTCAAGTGTACACCAGAGCAGGCACAGGAAGCTGTGTCTAAACTTATGGAGAACTGTCAATGAACGAAATATACTCACTAGTAGAGGACATATATAAAGTAGTCGCCACCAAGGAAGTACCAGATGAGGTGGATCTCTATGATGAGATAGAAAACTTTGGTGAAAACTGTAAGCGTCTCATGACTAAACTGTTTACAGAGGATCGTAACGACGGACGCAAGCTACGTATGTCCAACATCGGGCGAGATGATCGCTACCTCTGGAACGCTGTGAATAACTCTGACGTACAAGAGGAGATGACCCCTAATACTTACGTCAAGTTTATGTACGGGCACTTGATCGAAGAGATGCTGCTGTTTCTCACTAAGCTATCAGGACACGAGGTTACAGATGAGCAAAAGCAATGTGAAGTCGCGGGTATTGTGGGCCATATGGACTGTAAAATTGACGGTGTTGTCACTGATATTAAAAGCACTTCCACTTTTGGGTTTAAAAAATTCAAGGACGGAAGTCTCGCTTTTGATGATTCGTTTGGATACGTTGCTCAAATTAAGGGGTATGCACATTCTGAAGGGGAGAGTAAATTTGGTTGGTTAGCTATGGACAAACAGAACGGGCATCTCACGTACCTGATGTACGATTCTGAGGACACGCAGGCTCCAGTGTACGACAAGATTTCATTTGACATAGAGGAGCATATTGAACGAGTAAAAAAGCTAGTGGAGCAGCCAGACGCGCCAGAGCATTGTCACGAGGTCGTACCAGATGGAAAAAGTGGCAATCAAAAGCTCGCAGTCGGTTGTTCGTATTGTCCCTACAAGCATACTTGCTGGCCCGGAGTGCGAACATTCCTGTATTCAAGTGGTCCCAGATATTTAACAGAGGTAGTCAATGAGCCGAAGGTCACGGAAATCGAAACTAGGTAACTTCAGATCGGAGTTTGAGAGAGATGTCGCAACGCAGTTACAACCCTTTGGCTTTAGCTATGAACCGTTCCAAGTCCCTTACAGAATCGAACGCAAGTACACCCCAGACTTTGTGTACGAACTCAACGGACGAACGTATCTCATTGAGTGCAAAGGATATTTTCGCGCAGGAGACACACAGAAGTATCGTTCGATCAAGAACTGCCTCGCTGAGAATGAAGAACTCATATTTGTACTGATGAAGCCTAACCAGAAAGTGAGCAAAAGTACCAAAAATACTATGGCTCAATGGTGTGACAAACACAATATTTTATGGTATAATATAGATACGCTTAAGGAGTTGGTTGATTATGTCTCTGACACTAGAGGAAATTAAGGAACGGTTGTTGCGGTTGTATGATCCTGATGATCTTCTGGAAGCCCTACAGATAACTGCTGAAGATATACTGGACAGGTTTGAAGACAAACTTCTGCGTAGACTTGATGAGTTTCAAGAAGATTTAGAGGAAGAGTATGAGCATTGATAACGCAACACCTAAAGAGTGGGACACTATCACAGGCAAGCTGTACCATCCTCAGGACCAGCACAATCCTGTGACTCAGCCCGACCACTACAACAAGGGAGCCATCGAAGCCATTGAAGCAATCAAGGCGTCCATGCACCCTCAGGAGTACAAGGGGTATCTCAAGGGGAACTGCCTGAAGTACCTTTGGCGCTACGAGTACAAGAACGGAGTAGAGGACTTGCGCAAGGCTAGGGTCTATCTGGATTGGCTCATCAAGGAGGTTGCCTTATGACAAAGTACAGCGTAGAAATAACAGACGAGTCTGCTGATTGTATAGTCAGAGACGTAATAAGGAGCAGCATCGAAGTCTTGTTTGAGACAGCAACATCAGACGATTTAGCTGACGCTGAGTTTTTGATTGAGGCACACAATTACTTTAGCTATCCAGACCAGCACCTGTCGCTGGAAGATTTTGAGGGGGCCCTATGAAAGTCATAGATGGCGGCTTTGGTAAAAAGAAAGATGACAAAGACATTGTACCCACCAAAGAGTTTTTATCCACGTTTGCATTGAAAGCTAAAGACTACGAAGACGAGGGCAGGGAAGTAAAGGCAATTGTCTTGATGTACGAGGACGGTGGAGTATTTGAAGTGGCATCTAACGAACAGTACCCTGACGGTGTGTTCATGCTACTACACATGTCAGCACACGCAATACTTAACGAAACGCTAGGAGTAACAATATAGATGGACGCATACCAGCAATACATTCACAAGTCAAGATACGCACGTTACCTACCAGAAGAGAAGCGGCGGGAGACTTGGGAGGAGACAATCGACAGGTATCTAAACTTCTGGATTGAAAAGGGTAAGTTAACACTCGAAGAAGCTAACGGTATCTTTGCAGACATTCACGCTTTGGACGTTATGCCCAGCATGAGGGCGTTGATGACTGCAGGAGAGGCGCTAGACCGTGATAACGTAGCAGGGTTTAACTGTAGCTACCTGCCCATAGACCACCCCAAGGCCTTTGACGAACTGATGTACGTCTTGCTATGCGGAACAGGCGTAGGCTTCAGTGTAGAGCGTCAGTACATCACAAAACTACCAGATGTAGCGGAGACATTCCATGCAACCGACACAGTTATTAATGTTGCAGATTCGAAGATCGGATGGGCGAAATCGTTTAGGGAGCTGGTATCACTGCTGTACTCAGGTCAGGTTCCCGAATGGGACGTTAGCAGAGTTAGATCTGCAGGTGCCCCGCTCAAGACTTTCGGAGGCCGTGCAAGTGGTCCTGAACCTCTCGTCGATCTTTTCAAATTCACAATTGAACTCTTTCAGGGATCAGCTGGACGAAAACTTACGTCCATTGAGTGCCACGATCTTTGCTGCAAGATTGCTCAAATCGTCGTTGTCGGAGGAGTCAGACGAAGCGCTCTCATCAGCCTCAGTAACCTCACCGATGACCGCATCCGACGATGCAAGCACGGACAGTGGTGGGTAGATGAACCACAACGGGGGCTGGCGAATAACTCAGCCTGTTACACAGAGAAGCCTGACTTTGAGGCTTTCCTAAACGAATGGACAAGTCTATATGAATCACGATCTGGCGAGCGAGGTGTCTTTAGCAGAGTGGCAAGCCAAAAGCAAGCTGCAAAAAATGAGCGACGAGATGCTACTTACGATTTTGGAACTAATCCATGCAGCGAGATCATCCTCAGGCCCTATCAATTCTGCAATCTTTCAGAAGTTGTTATCAGGCCGTCCGATACACTTGCAAGCCTCAAACGAAAAGTACGAGTTGCAACTATCCTTGGGACTCTACAGGCGACACTCACAGACTTCCGATACCTGAGAAGCGTATGGAAGACAAACACGGAAGAGGAAGCCCTGCTGGGCGTATCTCTTACGGGTATCATGGATCACCCTCTGCTGTCTGGGCGTGAGGACAAGGCAAAGCTGAAGAGATGGCTTACGGAGATGCGTAATGAAGCGATTGTCACAAACGAGCAGTGGGCTAAAAAGCTGGGTATTAACCCTTCTGTCGCAATTACTGCGATTAAGCCTAGCGGTACTGTTAGCCAGCTGGTTGACTCTGCTAGTGGTATTCACCCTAGGTACAGCAGTCAATATATTCGCAGAGTCCGTGCAGACGCTCGTGACCCACTTTGCGGGGTCCTAGAGGCCGCAGGCGTCCCTGTGGAGGACGATCTAATGTCCCCTAGTACACGGGTATTCTCCTTTCCTATCGCGTCTCCTGAGGGCGCTGTGACAGCCTCAGACATGGGTGCTATGGAGCAGTTGGATCTGTGGGAGATATATCAGGACTACTGGTGTGAGCATAAGCCATCAATGACCTGCTACTACCGTGATGAGGAGTTTCTTGAGGTGGGACAGTGGCTGTACAATAAGTTTGACAAGGTAAGTGGTATATCTTTCCTACCTTACTCAGACCACACGTACCAGCAGGCTCCTTATGAACCTGTGGATAAAGCTACCCTGAAGGAGCTTAAGAAAGGGTTCCCGACAGAAATATCGTGGGATATTGAAGAGGCCAGCGATATGACCGAAGGATCACAGCAACTGGCCTGCACAGGGAACAACTGCGAGTTATAGCAACGCAGGTGCGTTATGACATAAAGAAGATAGAGTAACCTCTGTCGTTACTGCCTACGTCCTCTGGTTTCTTCTTTGGATCATGGGACGTAGGTATTCCTTCCTTCTGCATCTTCTTGATACGATCCTTAGACTTCTCACACATACTGTGGTAATCAATGGATGTGTACTCTACTGTGTGTTTATCGTCGTTCATTAGTTTACGTCCTCAATCTCTAGTAACTCTGGCAATCCTTGTTTAAAAGGACCTGCTCCTAACCGCTGGTTGTACTTTTCAGCACCACCTCCGAACCAGTTGTACAAAATAGGACCAACAACAGGAACCGCTTTAAGAGTTGTTTCAATGTTAGGATCGTCTTTTGGTAGCTCTGTTCCTAACTTAAAGGCGGCATCAATAACAGGAGTAGCGGGAACAAGCAGATTAACAGCAGCCCCTTGTATGTCTCCTCTTTGTAAGTAACGCTCACTGGTATATTTACTTACACCAAACGCGCCTAATAAAGACCACATAGCGCGTCCCGGTATATCTTCTGCAGTAACTTCTCGACCTAATATAAAGTCTTTTACAACACTTGTACCAGTATTAGCAGCCATCATGTAGCCAGAGAGTGCTACTAAGTTTTTAACTGCCTGTACTTTATTACCTTTTTTAAATTCTTGGTAGATATTGCGACGAGCAACGTCGTAAAGATTTAAGGTAAAAGACTTGAGCATGTACAGAAGTCTTCCGGTTTCTGCGTCAAGATACCCTTGTGGCATTTCACTTAGAGACACTGGTTGAATATCAGAGATTTCATTAAACAAATAGTACTTAACATTGTCAGACATTGTATTAGAACGAAGGTCTGCAACGAAAGACTCGAACTCGTCTCCAAAAATATTTCCCCACTTCTCTCTTAGAGCTTCTATTCCTTTGTCTGTTTTAGATAACGCTCTAGATTTTTTTAGAGCAGCATTAATATACGTTTCCTTTCCTAATCTATCAAATCTTTTAAACAGACCAATTTTTAGGCTTTTGTTTAGAAGAGAAGAGACGGCACTTGGATTAGAAAGCTCCTGAGAAATTACTTCATCTAAGCCAATATCAATCAGCTTAGCTTCCCTTGATCCAGAAGCCGCTTCAAAGAAAGATTTAAATGTGTTTCTTAATCCATTTAATGCTGCAGAAATACCCGTATCGCCTAACTGTGTTATTGCGGATAACGGGTTTGCAATAGTTCCCGTGTAACCTAAGTCTCTTACAGTAGAAGAAACAGCGCCCGGTCCTTGTTCTCCTGTCACAAAACGAGATGTTAAAAGTCCTGCTAGTTCGTCCTGTTTTGAGGAAGGAATGTTGCCTGCATCAATTTCATCTTGTATGAATTTACCAATAGATGACTCAGTGCTAAAGCGTCCTGATTCTTCCTTACCTGAACGACCAAAGAACTTTCTTTTCTCTATGTCGTTTACTGCTCTGCGAATGTAGTTATGCAAAGATTCTTCTGCTGGAGCATAGAACTTCATCATCTCTTCTGGAATGTATTCAATAGTTCGGGGCTTAACAAAAGAAGGCTTAGCACCATCGGTTGTTAATCTGTAACCTCTGATGACTAAATCAATAATCTCTGCTTTTTCATCAGGATCAAGTTTATCTACAGTAGTTTTCTTTTTGTCTGCGTACCTTCGAAGCGCTGACTCTATTTTAGACTTTGGTTCTTTGTTTAAAGAATCTAAAAGTTTATTGAGGTCTTTTATTTTTCTAGGGAAATAGTTTTCTATCCCTGTAAAAGAATGTCCTGCCTCAAGTAGCTCTTCTTTTGTTTGGTCCATAACATTTTTTACTGCCTGAAACGAAACAAAGAGGTCTTCATCAATGCGCTTCATAAGTCCTTCAGCAGCAGCAAAGTTACCGTTATACAGATGCCTTGTAATATTGTCCTTGATATTAGTCTTAACTTTAGACAGACCCAGCAAAAAGGGATCAACCTTAATAGCCTTGTTTTGTGTATTTAAGTGTGTGTTAAATTCAAATTTTCTAAGTCTGCCGAAGACAGGTTCAGAAATGTTGCGTACTCTAGTAGACAAAAGGCCTAAGTATTTATCAACTCCTTGGCTGTACACCCTAGATGTTGCACTGTCTTTAGTAATAGCAACATTAGCGGCTACTTCTGCTGGATTAGCTCTCGCAGGTATAACAATTTTTTTGTTTAGTTTTACTTGAGCATCTTTCAGCTTAACTAAATCTACACCTTCTTCTTCCAAGAGGCGTGTTAAATCTCTAGGCTCATAGCCTTCATTAATTTTTTTATCAATTACTTTTTGAGCTTGATCTATTTTCTTTTGTGCCCCTTTATTACTAATTCTGTTAGCCGCTGTCCTTACAACAGCAGTTGTAATAGGAGCAAGCACAGCAGACGATCCTCCAATCACCATTGCTTTTTGAGGATCAACATCTTGATTAGTTGCTATATCTTCGAGAACACTAAAGCTAGTGCCTAAAGCACCTGCTCCTAAGGCCATTGCTTTATAAGTAGCACCAGCAGGAAGAATAGACGTAGGGTCTATAATTCCTTTGGCCATTGCACCTAAATCTGCAGCTAAAGAATCAGAGTCTTCTTTAAAATCGCCATATTCAGCTTCAAGAGATTCTATCTTTTGCTGCATTATTAGTTCACGCCTTTGCTCTGGAGTTGCAGACTCGTACTCTTTACCGTACGCCTCATCAGGAGGTATATAGTCAAACCCATCTTTTAAATCAAACGTGATCCTACCAAGAGGAAAATAAGATTCTAGTATATCTGCAGCATACGACGTTATGTTGCCTGCTTTATCGTAAGCATACCGAAACTGCTCCCAAGCAGAAGAGGCTTCTTCTACCATTTCAGGTTGAGCCTCGCTTACAAGCAGCATTTCGTCTAAATTTAATTTATCTTCTGTAGGCCTTTGGTTTTTTACAGGCTCAGGAGAATTTAATAAACTATCTAGAGTAACTCCATCAGATTCTAAAGAAGCTGAAGAAGTTTCTGACTCGTTTAATAATTCATCAAGAGTTGGCATAATGCGCTCACTTATTTAGTTCAACTTGCATAGCTTCTAATATTGCTTGTTCGCTGACACCTCTAGCTCTTAGTTGATTAACTTTATTTTGAGCTTCTTCTGGCAGTCTTTCGTAAATAGCTTCGCTGTTTAACTCTTCAATGGCTTGTTTAAGAGCTTGCTTTTTTGTCATCTCTGGGTTGTTTGTTCTTATTCTTTCGGCATTATCAAAAAGAGTTTTTTTTGCGTCATCAATATCAACTACAGCGTCTTTACCGCCTCCTACTGATACGTCGAGAAATGGAATAGTAAATAATGGTTCTTCTTCTACTGTTTCTATAAGAGATTCAAACTCTTCTTTATTATCCTTAAAGATTTCCATGTAAACTGTTTCTTCACGTTCAGTTAGAGAGTAATCTTTAAGAGTTTCTGTTTTTTCTTTAGTACGCCCTTCGATTTCAGAAGGGTCTATTCCAGCGCTTGCTGCTACGCGAGACATAACCGCTTCAATTTGTTTAGCTCCGTTAATATCTCCTTCCCTAACTTTTTTTTGTCTTTCAGCTTCAAGACTAGCTAAAGACCTTTTAGTTCTTTCTCTAATAACACTTTGAGTTCCCTGTCGAGCCTTTAGTATTTCAGCAGGATCTCCTGTTTTCAAGGCCTGCTGTTCAGCCATACGTGCTAAATCAACAGGACCCATTCCTTGCATACGCTGCAGCTGCTCCTGACGCTGCTTCTCAGCTGCCATAAGACCGGGAGTTTGCCCAAGACCACGAGCAGCCTCAAACAAACCCTGCTGATACGTAGGATTCAACAGCCCTTGAAGTAGTGCTTGTGAAAATTTAGCCATTATTTATTCCTCAAAGACCAAGAAGGGTAGTAAGAACGTTAGTAGCCCCACCTTCCTTTGTTGCAACGGGCGTAAACAATCCACCCAGCAACCCAGAACCAAGACCACCAAGCAAGTTAGCCTGTGCCTGCTCTGCCAACAACTGAGCTTCGATACCAGACATCATAGTCTCACCAAACTGACCAGCACCGAACAACTGTGCTTGCTGCTGAAGCTGCGGATAAAGCTGTGAAGCCTGCTGTACATTAAGCATCTGAGCTTGCGGCACATAAGCACCACCCAAGAACTGTTGACCCAACGCTGCCTGCTGTGCTTGCTCTTGTTGTGCCTGTTGCATAGCCATGAGAGTAGCTTGGTTTCTGGATTGTGCCTGCGCTCGCTCCATTGCCAACTGCTCTGGAGTGCCGCCAAACATACCAGTGCGTACACCCAATCGACCCTGTGCAGCTAAACGCTCTTCAAGAGCCTGTCGCTGCATACCTTCTTCTTGCATCTGAGTAGCTCTGATGCGGTCGTAAATGTCTTGCTCTCGACCAGCAGTGTCCTGCATAGCCTGACCAAAGAACTGACCAGCACCACCAAACAAGTTCTGCTGGAGAGCTTGCTCTTCTGGAGACAAAGTCATAGTGACTGCTGTACCGTCTTCGCCACCTGTTACACCAAACTGACCACCCGTTGCTGATGTAACAGTAAACGGACGGAACTGTGTCATTGGCTGTATTTGTGCAGCTAGGTCAAACGCTTCTTGTTTAGCTTCACCGCCTAGTTCACCAAGCCTGTTTATGGCTTCTTTAGTAAGAAGGCCACCTCCAACAGCAGTACCAACACCAAGGAGAGGCCCAAGAATTTTTTCCCAATCCATTAGTAAGCCCCTCCGTCTATCGTTCCTGTAGACAGGGTTCCAGACATAGTTAGATTACCATTCAGGGTTAGTGGTCCGTTAATAGTAACGCCTGTAGTAAACGTAGGTGAGTCCTTGTCTGCCTTAGTTGCGCTGGCTGCTGCTATAAGAACAAACTCGTCGTGAAACTCTGATCCTTGAATAATCTTTGCTGCCGAACCAGAAGGCAAAGAGTCTTTATCTTCAAAGTTTACGGCACTAGGGTAAGCATAGTTTGTCATAATGTTTTACCTATTAATGCTAGTACGTTTAGTTCTTGTAGCGATAAAGCCACGCCGTTTATTTCTGTTTCTAAACCAATGGTAATAATGGAACCGTTACCCGTTGCGTTAATCGGTGGTCTAGATGTTGTTACTGCACCAGTAAATTCTGCTTCTACAAACGTAGTTCCGAAAGGGTCTGGAGATGTTCCAAATTGTGAACCCGTTGTGTTGTAGTAGTAGGGAGTCTGATTGCCTACAGTAAAAGACGCATTAGAATAATTGTTGTTAAAGTCATAGTCCCAATACAACGTTACTAGGGCAGAGTTAGCACCTACCAGAGTAGGTCTTAGTTTCTTTAGGATCTTAATCCTAGAAGGATCTCCAAAGGTTAAGCCGGGGCTGTAGTATCTAAATCTGTAAGTATTATTTGAAATAACACCGCCGTTTAATACTTGATCGACGTAACCCGTGTAAGAACCAATACCATCCGCAGTCCCTACTAGCAGCGTACCGTCCGTCTTTCTTTCAAAAGATTTAAAAGGTGCTGAAGTCCACCTAGTAACCCTAAAGCCTCCGTTTTCCAAGCGTCCCTTAAGATCAAAACAATATGTTGTGCTTGTTGCAGGAAACGTAAGCAAGTAAAAAGAGTTCTCAGGGCTGTACGTTGTAGCAACTGGAGTGGTTTTATTTTCAATTTCTGCAATCAGTTCTGTTTTTACGTTTATACTTAAGTCTGATATAGGCATGGACTTTTCAGTAATAGTTCTACCCAAACTTCTCAAGCCTGACTGAGAAACAAACAGAATATCTGTACCAATTGATTGCACAGAGTTTCTGTCAACACAACCAACTCCAGATATAGTGTCAACCAGAGCCATTGTAGCTGGGCTAAACGCACCGCCATAAATCAAGATGCTGTGGTTTCCAAAAATGATTAGAGAATTATTATGAGCAGCTAGTGCTACAACTTCGTCGTATCCGTCAGGCCATGCTTTTGATACATTAATAGAACCGCTAGACCCGCCTGTAAAATCTGTACCGATTAACAAGTCAGACCAGTAGATTGTTTGCGTGTCTGTACCTGAGTCTACAACCCAAAGTCTACCGTAAGCTGCTACAGCTTCGTTGCAGTAAAAGGCTGTGTTAGCCGTAAACGTAGCCAAGCCTGAAACGTTATCATACACAAGAGGACGGTGACCGCGCTGGAAAAAATACGCCTTGTCGTTAAAGTTAACAATTTTCCAATCATTCCCTGTAATACTCGTACCAACAGCAGTGCTAATATCTGTAAGTGTGGTAGTACCACTAAAAATTTTATTATTACCTGTGCTGAAAACTTCTGTGTTTCCTGCATCATCGTAAAAATAATGGATACGATGAATGTAGTCAGCGCCTAAAGCCGTGTTAGTGGTTGTCTCTAACGCAACACCTTTACGTGACGCAATACGACCACGCTTATCAATGACAGCATTATCCGCAACATCAGCGTAAGACTGATCTTGTGCGATAGGAGAGTCTTCTGTGTTTACTCCCTTGAACGCAGGAGCAACTAGATTAATACTTTGTAGTGGTTGTGCCATGCACTAGTCTCCTTAAGGAGTGTACCAAATAGTTTCTTCTGGGTGCTTCTGTGCATCCATAGCGATAGCGTCAGACAAATATTTGTCAGCAATCCCAAAGTATTCTGGCGCAGAAGTGCCGCCCGTTTCTCCTCGCTCCCTTGCCAGTAGAGCAACTGCAAGATGGATTACCGGAAGGCTGGGAATAATCAATTCGTCTGTGTCATTACTTAAAAGTTTTGGTCTAATAACAGCGCCAACAGAGTCTGTAATTTGACCTCTATTAACTACGTTAAACCGCAAGTACACACCGCTAGTGCTAGGCTTGGGATAAACCTCAACCTGCGTATCTCCGCTTGAGTTTACACCGTTAAACGTATAGTACTGAGGAGAACCAGACTGAGGCTCTTCTTTCATATACTTCTGGTCAAACCACAAAGGAGTCTGATACTGTAAATCCCAGTTGTCCGTGTCGTTGTAGGCGTTTAAAACTTTAAACTCGTTACCTGCCCCTGTCATTGCATAGTTAAAAATGCCAGCGGCAGTCTCGACAGTTAAGGTTGTGCGCAATGCAGACCAATCCCAAGACTGTTCAACCAAGGTTTTAGCGTCATTAACAAAATCACCAACCATCTTGCTGTAAGTGTTGTTCTGAACACTAGAAACTTCGTCCTCTCGCATACGCCTAAGAACATTGTTTACAAGATTTAAATATGTCATATCATGTCCTTAAACAAACTGTTTATCATCATTTGATTGAGCATCTGAACGTAATCAGCATTAGAGGGCTGTCGTTGTTGTATTAACGCTGGAGCAGCGGCACTAGAAATATTTAAGCCTTGCAAAGGTGACGCAGTAAAAGCACTTGAAGGCATACCACTAACAGAACTTCGTTGGGCGCTTGCTGTTGATGTTAAATCTTTTGGGTCTGTAGGTTCTTGAGCAGGAGGTTGTTGGCTTTGCTGTTGTTGAACTTGTTTGGCAGCTTCAGTCTGACTAAACTGACTAGGAATACCTTGTGCCTTTTGATACCACATTTCTCCTGTTTGAGGGTTAATACCCAGATGGTGTTCGCCTGCGGTAAAGTTGTTAAGTGTAGGACTAACACCACGCAAAGCGCCTTCCATAGGCTCTAAAGCAAAACCATCAGCAGTCTCAACTACTTTATATTTTCCTGCTGGCGTATCTACAACTTGCCCTACAGTAGTGTCAGACCGATCAGGCGTACCCCAGTTAATGTCTTCACCCATAGCCGCAGTGTTACCAATGCCGCCTACAGTATCTCCAGATGCGCCAGCGTTCCAATCAGGGTTTCTAGCTTGAGGAAACGAACCACCTCCATAAATTTTAGAAACAGTATCGCTTATAGGGTTCTGCACTGCTCCTCCATACAGTCGAGCTATAATGTCATTCATGTAAACATTCCTCTTTGCTTTAACTGCCTAGCAATTAGCTGTTCTAAATCTGATGACCAATCTTTTTGTGGCGTAGAAATAAACTCTGGAACAGGAGTTGTTGTATAGCTAAGGGCTCTAGGGGCTGTTTTCTCAAACATTCCTTTTGAGGGGGTGGCTGATGGTAAAGAAATACTAGGCAAATCTACATCAGGTACATCTATGTCTACGTCTGGACCTTCAATCTTTACACACTCTCCGTCTTCATTACGGAACCCTTCTGGGCAAGTCGTTTCGGGTACTTTAATATCTACACACTCACCAAGCTCAGTGTTGTACTCTTGACCGTCAGGACAGCTTATCTCAGGAACCTTACAGTACTTATCCCAATTTATTTGGGCAATGCCGTACTGTTCTGGTCTAGGCTCAGAGCAAAGATCAGGCAAACCGCCAGAAACTTTTACACACTCTTGTCCAACCAGATCAAAGCCTTCAATACATTCAATAACATCAGGAACACACTCGCCTATGCTGTTCTTTTTGTAGAGTTGCTTTCCGTTTGGTACAGGTGTTGAATCACATCCCACATCAACTTTAGGTACTTTACAATACCAAGAATCAGGAGTACCTATTCTAACTGTATGTCCACCTTGTTCTAATTCTTCGTCTGAGCAAAGTTCAACATTAATACCAGCAGTTTCGGGTGTTTTACAATACCAAGAATCAGGAGTACCTATCCTTATCGTCTCGCCACCTTGTTCTAATTCTTCGTCTGAGCAAAGTTCAACGTCAAAATTAGGCTCAAGACACTCACCGTCCTCATTCTTTAACCACTCAGGACAGTCAATATCAAGACAGTTTCCTTCGTCATCTTTCATCCATTCAGGACACTTTATGTCTGGTAGGTCTACCCCGTCCCCACACAACGGAAAACCGGGAAACTCTTTACAAAAGTCTACGTCAAAATCAAGACCAAGATCAGGAAGCTGCGGAAGAATAAAATCTAAGTCACCGCCTGCTTGGAAGTATCCTCCTAGCATCTTTAGCAAATCTGTTTCGCTTATGCCACCATCAATAGCGGCTTGTATTCCTGATTCAACAAATGGGAACAGAGCTTCTGTTGGTATAAATGAGTCACCTTCACGGAACCAGTTGTCTACGTCAACACCCTCACCAAATGTGTTAGTAAGAAAGCCTTTTATCTTAGCTTCACTCCACCCGCCAACAGCGTTAATAGCAATTCCTTCTAAATCTTCTCCTGATACTGTTCCTTGTAAAACACCTTGCACAATACCTGCTGCTTCGTTATACGGAAGCCCTAACACGTTAGCAACTTTTGTAATATAAGTATCAGCTAGGTTTTGAGCGGTTGACATAACTTCGCCGTTTATTGTGTAAACAGCGTTACCAGCGGCGTCTTGAGTAATGCCTAGTTCACCTGTTGTAAGCTCATTAAAGAACCCGTTTATACCGCCAAGAACACCTGCCGTAACTACGGATGTAGGATCAATTTTGCCGTTGATAACGCCTTGAGCAATAGTAGAACCAATAGCTCCTGATGCGGCTCCACCAGCAGCACCACCTCCGAATAAACCTGAAGAGCCAAACGCTCCACCGGGGCCAAGAATACCTGCTGTCATGTAACCAATGGCGACAGACATAATAATGTCACCAATAGGGAAAGAATCGTCTACCTTATAAGTTTTAGTAAACGACGAACCATTCCACTCAAATATGTCGCCATCAGGGTTTTGGAAGGAAGTAGCAATACCGTACTGGTTTACTAGGGCGTCAAACTCTTCGGGATTATCGTTTCTATTTAAACCAGACGCGCTTAAAGCAGAGGCGTCTTTAACAAAGGAAAACCAAGTGTCATAGTCTAGGTTAGGGTTGGCCTCTTTAAAGTAACCCATGCCTTGATCGGCGTCCCAATAGCCTTTTATTTCTTCTTCAGTACGCCACGTACCAAACTGAGACTCTAAACTTCCCTCTTCACTTAAAGTGTAATAAATCTCTCTAGGGTCACCTAACTCAAGAGGCTGGTGGAAAAAGTATACGGGCGTACTGTAGTCAGGCTCTTCTACCCAGCCACTTGCAGTTAAGTAAGTGTTGTTACGGTACATTTCTCCGTCTTCTCCTTGAACTACAGGATCAGGACGGTTTTCAAATAGCGGTCTTAAATCTATACCAAAGGGCGTCTGATTATTGCCTAAATCAAGTTTAAAGTCATCAGCTACACACGCACCTAGCTCTTCGTTATACGAAAAACCTTCAGGACACTCAGAAGCACTTTGCTCTGCTTGCATAGTAGAGTCTGCAAACAAAGCACCTTCTTGAGTAGTGTCTTGAAGTATGTCTAACTCTTCGTCCATTACTTCTTACCTTTCAACGCAAGCAGCTTGTCAGCGCCACGAATCCCAAACGATGCGGATACTGCCATAAATAACAAGTACTGATACCAATCAGGGAGCCTGTTAAGCTCGCTAAAGGCCAGACCAATGCGGTCTATAATCTCTACGTCATTCATCCCAATACCCCACATAAGCGCAACCACGGGCGCTGAGAGCAACAAAGTAAACCACTCGTCCTTCCACGATGTTGCGCTGGCAGACGCCATAAGCTGTTCCCAAGACGCAGTGTTTTGTATTACCTGCATCTTAGCTGTGTGTACAGCAGCCTTTTCTTCAGCCTTGTTCTTAAGGACCTGCCCAAGAAGGCTCGTAATTGGCGATATAAGCGCCTGCCACATATTACGCGCTCTCCAGTGCCGCTACTTTAGCCTTAAGCTCGTCAATCTCTGTCAGAGCTTCCTTGAGTGCTGCAACGACTGTCGGAAGCAACTCAGCGGCAGCTACCTCTAGCTTTTCAGGATTGTTTTCGTGAACAAGTCCGGGAATATGGTGCCCAGTGCTTTCTTGTGCCGCTTTCAACTGTTGAGCAATAAAACCATGACTGCTCATTCCTTGCATACTTCCGTCACGCCTGTTCCAATCAAACGACACTGGCTCTATCTCTTTAACAAAAGCAGAGCATCCAGTCAGATCAGCAATATTGGTTTTGTCTCTAATGTCTGATAAACCCGACAGTGAGGCATTACAGCGCAAAAAAAGAACGCTAGAGTTTCCTAAAGTAATTTCGTTGCTAACAGTCGCTGAAGATGGCGTAGCTTCAAAACCTAAAAACGAGTTGTTGCCCCCAGTAGTTAAGCCAATACCGCAATTAAAGCCAAATCCAGTATTTCCAACACCAGTAGTTAAATCATCCAAAGCAGACCAGCCCATAGCTGTATTGCCTTGACCGGCTGTGCAAGAGTACAAAGACTTGTAACCAACGCAGGTATTTTCGCCGTATGCGTTAATAGAAGTGTTTAGAGCTTGTGTTCCAATAGCAACATTTTGAACGCTGGTTGTTAGATTTTGACCAGCAAAGTATCCAATTAAAACATTGTCATTAGCTGTCGTAAGGTCATTACCAGCGTTAGAACCTACAGCAACATTGTAACTACCAGTTGTTAGTTTAGGTAACGCTTCTGTACCAAATGCGCCATTACCCACTCCAGAAGAAATATCATTTAGAGTGTTATATCCACATCCAGTATTACCGTTTCCAGTAACACTTCCAGACATAGAGTTGTAGCCAATTGCAGTGTTATAACTAGCAGTTCCAGAGCCGTATGAATTGCCGCCAACAGAAACGTTAAAGCTGCCGCCAATGATTGACAAACCTGAGTACGTGCCAATTGCTGTATTACCTAGTCCCGTTGTAACATTTGTTAAAGCATATTCGCCTATAGCAGTGTTATTGCCTCCTGTAGTGGTTGACGCTAATGCGTTATCTCCAAAAGCAACACTAGCTGAGTCATTGTTTAAACCTCTTCCTAGAGTTAAACCATTAACCCGTAGGTCTGTGTTAAAAGTTGAAACCGAATCGGTTAATATAAATTTTTCTGAAGTTGCCGTAGAAGTAATTCCATCAATGCTTACAGAAATACCAGCTATTTCAGTATCTACATAAGCCTTAATAGATTCTGACGTAGCTACTGTCGTTGATGATGCAGTAGCAAAAGTATCATCATCTAGAACAGCTGTTCCAGCGATGCCTGTATTAATAGTAGGAGATGTAAGCGTTTTATTGGTCAGCGTCTGAGTTCCATCAAGGGTAACCTCTCCGACTTTTACTACATCAGTGCCGTCAGTCGATATGTATACGACACCAGCACTGGTATCAAGGCCCATTTCTGCCGTGTCAAGATCGCCGCTAGTTGGTGCGCCTGTTCCTCTTTTAATCTTGATAGTCGTCATATTTATTTACCTTATTAAATATCCTAGTACTGATGCTACAGTTGCAATACCAATCCAAAACACTCTTTCGCCTGCTCTGACAGAGTGAGAGTTAG